AACATTGGTCATCTTCGATCTGCTGAAGCGGTTAACATTGCTCGCGCTGATCTTTCCGCGATCTGTCATTGCTGCGGGTTCCTTCAGCCGTTGCAGCAACCACTGTGCGGCGATCTTTACAACCGTCCATTCCGAGTAGTTGTGGGATTGCAAAAAGGCGAGGAAGCCGCAGCAAAGGGTTACACCGAGGTTAAGAAGATTCTTGACCCGCAGGGCAACAGAGCAGGCCAGCAGAAAGCAAACCCTGCTGCAATGTCACCGGCAGGCAACTCTGCACCCGCACCTGCTCCAGTTGCACCTGCGCCTGCTCCAGTTGCATCTGCACCCGCACCTTCTACTCTGGCAGGTATTCAAAACTCCATCGAATCGAACGGTGGTGGTGATAAAAATGCTGGTGCTGCCACGCCTGGTTGGGCAAGACCTCCCCAGTAATTTCTTAATTTAAACTGTAACGCTAGGTAGGGTGAAATCTACCTAGCTTTTTTTTGGAGAACAATAATGAAGTTTGATCCTAGCAACAAAAACGATGTCGATTTACTTGTAGATACAATTGATGCACATATTGAAGATGCTTCAATTGAGATGTTTGAAGACGGTCATCGAGATCATCTCGGTGCGAGTTTGATCGGAGATTCTTGCAGCAGGAAGTTGTGGTATTTGTTTCGTTGGGTAAAGCCAGCAAAGTTTGAGTCTGCCACGCGAACTCAAGGGCAGGTTTTGAGATTGTTTAATCGAGGCCACAGGGAAGAACCTGCGATAATAAAACTTTTGGAAAAGTCAGGGCATCGTTTTTTGCCAGTTCCAGAAGGACAAGATCAGCACAGGATTACACTTAAATGCAATGGTCATTTGGGTGGATCGCTCGATGCAGTTGGTTACCTACCAGAGATTTTTAATTTTGACGATCAAGTTTTGTATGAGTTTAAGACTGCTGGAGAGACTCAGTTTCGACGATTAAAGAAAGCAGGGGTCAAAGCTGATAAACCTCTACATTGGGCGCAGATGTGCGTTTACGGCAAGGATAAAGGCATTCATCATGGACTCTATCTTTGCGTCAACAAAAACACCGATGAAATTTACATTGAGTTTCTAGTTTTGGATTGGAATCTTGCCGAAACAATGGAAATGAAAGCGGAAGCAATTATTGAAGCTGACGAAGCTCCTGCAAAAATTGCAATGTCTGCAAGTCATTTTGTTTGCAAGTGGTGTAACTTTAAAGATGTCTGCCATTACGACGAACCAGTAGACGTAAATTGCCGTTCTTGCAAGCATTCAAAAGCTGTTGAAAACAGTCAGTGGAAATGCAAATTAGCTGACCAGGTAATTCCCAAAGATGTGGTAAAATTAGGTTGCGAACTACATGAGGGTATTTAATGTTTATTCCACGACCATATCAATCAGAAGCAGTTGTTTCTTTATTTGAATACTTTAATCAGCACACAGGTAACCCGCTAATTGGATTGCCCACAGGTACTGGTAAGAGTGTCATCCCTCCGATGTTTATGAGTCAGGCTTTTGGTCAATTTCCAAACAGCAAGTTCCTTCTTTGCACTCATGTCAAAGAGTTAATCTCTCAAAATGAGCGAGCGTTAAAAAGGATTTGGCCTACTGCTCCAATTGGGATTTGTTCGTCAGGCTTGAATCGCTGGGAACCTTACGCACCAATTGTTTACGCTGGTGTTGCATCAGTCTATAAAAAGTATCAGCAACTAGGTCACGTCGATCTGATGTTTATCGACGAAGCTCATTTGCTTGCACCTAATGACAACACGATGTACCAAAAGTTAATTGTGGGTTTAAGGCAAATTAATCCCAATATGAAAGTCATTGGGTTGTCGGCAACTTTGTTCCGCATGGGGCAAGGGATGTTGACAGACGGAGAAGATTCAATGTTCACAGATGTCTGTTACGACAAAACATCAATGGAACAGTTTGTTTCTTTTATCGACGATTATTACTTATCTAACTTGATTACTCCGATGACTCAAAACATCATCGATGTGACAGACGTAAGGCAACTTGCAAACGACTTTAATCAAAAAGACCTACAACTTGCTGTAGATAAAGATTCGGTTATTAGAGAGTCACTGACAGAGGCTTGTGACGTTGCAAAGGATCGCAAATCGTGGATGGTTTTTGGCGCAGGTGTCGATAACTGTGAGCATATCAATACGATGCTAAACGAAATGGGAGTTCCATCGACGGTGGTTCACTCAAAGATGGACGACGACGAAAGAGACAGGCGATTGGCATTGTTTCAAAGCGGTACTTTTCGGGCAGTTGTCAGCTACGGAATTTTGACAACTGGATTTGATCACCCACAGGTTGATTGCATTGTCGATTTGCGACCAACGACATCTGTCGTATTGCATATCCAGAAGTATGGCAGAGGTACTCGCCCGTATTATCACCCCGACTGGTCATTTGATCGACTGAGAGACAAAGACGAACGTAAACAGGCGATGATTGCTGGTGGGAAAGAGAATTGCCTGATCCTAGACTTTGCTGGTAATACTGCCAGGCTTGGACCAATTAACGATCCGAGAGTTCCGAAGAAGAAAGGCAAAGGCACTGGCGAAGTTCCGGTAAAACTTTGCCCAGAGTGCGATGGTTACAATCATACCACTGCGAGGTTTTGCGATATTTGTGGATTCGAATTTGTATTTCGGGTCAAGATTAAACCAAAAGCCAGCGAAGAAATTGTCATTAAGCGTGATGAACCGGACATGCACTTGTTTCCTGTCGAACATGTAACGCACCAAATTCATCGCAAGAAGGCCATACCTTCTCTCAAGGTCACTTACTTCACCCCAGAGATGCGAGGTTTCCCTGTGTGGCTTTGTTTTGAACACAAAGGTTTAGCTCGTCACAAAGCTCATGAATGGTGGAGACAACATCATGGCGATGACATACCGGACTCTGTTGATAAAGCAGCGGAGATGTTTGATCAATGCCGTAGAGCATCAAAGATAAAGGTTAAAATTCCGAGTAAAGGCTACCCCGAAATAATGGAGTATATGTTTTGAGTGACGAAGAAAAACGTAAACGGGAAAACGAAAAATGGCTACATCACAAATGCCAAATGGAAGCGGAGCTAAAGGAGTACGCTGAAAACGTAGGTAATTTTTATAATCATTTAGTCGGTATGGGCATTCCACCAGATCACGCCTGTGCTATTACAAGTTCTAAGGTTCACGCCGAAGGGAGGGATTGATGTTGTATTACATTGTTGTTTCAGTTTTAGTCGTTTTGCTTATTTCATTTGCGATTCATTTTGTAAATTTTCAAAAGACACGCTGTCGCTATTCGGATTCCGGTTCTGATGGTCACGACTGGGGTTTCTGGGAAAAAGATTGGGGAAAAATGATTCAATATCGTGAATGCGATTGCTGCCATTTAACTGAGGTAAGGAGACTTGATGGAAAACAGAAATAACACTTTGAGTCATGAGGAATTGTTTGAGAAGAAACGAACATTCATGTTTGACATTGAGTGTTATTCTAATTTTTTTCTTGCGTCTTTTATGTGCTATGAAACTGGAAAAACCATTTCTTTTGAACGAAGTCCTGGTTCGGAAATTAATCTTGCAGATTTAGACTGGATTCTAAACAACTTTTTAATCGTTGGTTTTAACAGTCGTAACTATGACATCCCGATGCTTTTTGCTGCTCGCGCAGGATTGTATGCCAATGAGTTAAAAACTCTTAGCGATGAATTAATTGTTGAAGATTTTCACATCAGCAAGGTTGAGAAGAAATGGAAATTTAGAATTGGATTTTGCAATCACATTGACATCCAAGAGGTTGCTCCTGGTGTCATGATCGGATTGAAGCATTACGCCGGAAGAATGCACTTGGAAAAACTTCAAGATTTACCTTTTGATCCCAATTCAGATTTGACCGAGGATCAGGCAGCAGAGATTAGGAGTTATTGTAAAAATGATTTAGAGGTAACTGCTTACCTTTATTCTCGTCTTGAGCAATCAATTAAGTTGCGAGAGCAAATGGGTTTAGATTATGAACTTGACTTGCGCTCGAAATCAGATGCTCAGATTGCGGAATCAGTACTAAAAAATGAAATAGAAAGTCGGAAATGTAAAAGGATTTCACGACCTAAAAAAGATCGGACTGCAATCCTAAAATACAAAGTTCCTGATTACATTAAGCCAAAAACGGAATCTCTTAAATCAATTGTTAAACTTGTAAAGAATGCTAAATTTGATCTCGACGAAGGTGGAAGACCAAAAATGCCTGACGCAATCCGAAAAGCTAAAATTCAGATCGGAAGCTCGGTTTACAACATGGGCATTGGAGGTTTGCATTCAACAGAGAAGAAGCAGTGTTTTGTTTCCAATGATGAATACATTCTGATTGACCGAGATGTGGCATCTTATTACCCACAGATTATTTTGAATCAAAGGTTGTACCCTGATCACATCGGCAAAGAGTTTCTGGACGTTTATCAATCAATCGTAGACAAAAGACTAAAGGCGAAAGCAACGCCAGGAAAAATCGCCAAAAGCACTGCCGATAGCTTGAAAATTACTATCAATGGAGCATTTGGCAAGTTAGGTAGCGAATACTCATGCTTGTATGCTCCCCAGTTGCTTTTACAGGTCACTTTAACTGGTCAGCTATCTTTGCTGCTTTTAATTGAAATGATCGAAAATAGGGGCATCTCCGTTGTTTCAGCGAATACTGACGGGATCGTTGTTAAATGTCCGATTCACAGACAGTGCGATTTACAAGAAGAAGTTAGCCGCTGGGAAAAGGTCACGCAATTTACTACCGAGGAAACCGTTTACAAAGCTATCTATTCGCGAGATGTAAACAACTACATTGCCATTGGCGATCAAGGCGATTTTAAAGCCAAGGGCAGTTACGTTTGCGATCTTTCAATGAAAAACAAAGATCGTGAATCGTTAATGAAAAATCCAGAATTTACGATCTGCAACGAAGCGGTAATGTTGTTTTTGCGTGATGGCACTTCGATAGAAAAGACAATACGGACTTGCCAGGATATTCGCAAATTTGTTGCGGTTCGTAAGGTTAACGGAGGTGCTATGAAAAATGGAGAGTACCTCGGTAAAGTTGTTCGTTGGTACATCAAAGAAGGTGAGTTCGGAATAATTGAATACTGGAAAAACGGAAACAAAGTTCCAAACAGCGACGGAGGATGCCCAGTAATGAATTTTGGAAATTTTCCAAGTGACATAAATTATGAGTGGTATCACGAACGATGTTTTGGAATATTAAAAGACTTAGGTTACGGAAGAAAAGTTGAAACCCAGCTAGGATTATTTTAAATGGAAAGTAAGCGTCAAAAGAAACTTAGAGAAGACCGAGAGTCTTTAATATCTGCACTAAAGAAATTTCGTTCTATAGATAAAGTTGCTAAGGCACTTGGTAAGTCTCGAAGTTCAATCAAATCAGCAGCATACGCTTTAAAAAAATATGGGCATGAGCTTAGTTTTCTTGAAGATGGAAATGACTACAACAAAGAAGTATACGAACCAAGCCCAGAGCAAATTGCAGAGGCTTGCCAAGAGATTAGATCAAACTGGTCAAAGCACGACAGGCGCAGAAATTTAAGGTCGGATTGGAAAGCCAAACCTGTGGAATTTAAAAGTGTCGAATATCGAATTCATCAAAAACTTTCATCTTCAGTAGGAAATGAGTAACGATGTGGGTGATGCCAAAAAACTTAAAAGTGTCGTCAGCTTTTGTACCGGATACGGTGGACTCGAAAGAGGACTTGAACTTGCTGGAATCGACCATCGAGTCGTCGCTTGCGTGGAAATCGAAGCATTTGTCATTGCAAACTTGGTGCAAAAAATGGAGTCGAATCAAATGGCTCCTGCACCTATTTGGACGAATGTTAAAACCTTCCCAGGAAAAAGATTTCGAGAAAAGGTGGACATCCTTACTGGAGGATACCCATGCCAACCGTTCTCTAGCGCAGGATCAAAAAAAGGTACAGAAGACCCAAGACACCTCTGGCCTTTCATCTTGCAGCAAATTCAAACAATTAGACCTGTTCAATGTTTCTTCGAAAACGTCGAAGGACACATCAACAGAGGACTTGAGCAAGTCATCTCCGACTTGGAGTCAGCAGGCTATAGTACAACGTGGGGAATATTCTCAGCGGCAGAAGTTGGTGCGCCTCATAAGAGGAAAAGAGTTTTTATATTGGGCAACTCCGAACACTATGGATCATCTTTCCCAGAAAAGCCCACAGACAATTTACCGGCAAGCAACAACAGTTCGGAAGGGTCGAAAACGACCGTCGAATCTTCGAGAGCAAGTAAATCCAGTGGCAACGGAAATTTACAAAATGGCAAACTTACCGACCCCAACATCATCGGAACACAAATTTCGTTTGAAAGGAAATACTCAGCAAAGCCATTGTTTGGAAGCAATGGCAAGGACGGGAAGACTGGACAAAACCACTGGGCAATTGAACCCGACGTGGGTAGAGTGGTTAATGGGTCTGCCCACAGGGTGGACAGACTTAGATTGTTGGGGAACGGAGTAGTTCCGCAGCAAGCAGCATTTGCTTACAGAAAGTTGTTAGAAAGGATAAGCTAGATGTTTGACACTGATAAGTTGGCAATCAGTTTTTCTGGAGGAAGAACTTCTGCCGTAATGACTAAAATGCTTTTAGATAAATTTCCTAAAAAAGAAATAATAATTACATTTGCAAATACAGGTCTTGAACATCCTGACACTCTGCGATTTGTAAAAGATTGTGACCAAAAAATCTTTAACAACAAAGTTGTTTGGATCGAAGGAGTCACGACTCACCAGGCAAGAAAGGGCATGGGTTGCAAAGTGGTAGATTTTAAAACTGCCGCTAGAAATGGAGAACCTTACAGGGAAGCTGTTAAAAAGTATGGGTTATTTAACAAGACAAACCCCTCTTGCACCGGACGATTAAAAGTTGAGCCGATGCAGAAGTACCTTAAAACGCAAGGTTTTTTAAGAGGCAAAAAACTCAACCATTGGACTGCTGTTGGAATTAGATCAGACGAAGTTGACCGGATTAGCAGAAAAAGAAAAGAGTTAAAATTTTTATACCCATTGGTTACCTGGGGTATAACCAAAGAAGACGTTCTCCGCGAGTGTTCTAAATGGTCATTTGATTTGAAAATAGATGAACACATGGGAAACTGTGTAGGATGTTTTAAAAAATCAATTCGCAAGTTATGCACTGTGGCAAAAGATGAACCAAAGCAGTTTGATTTTTGGAGGGATATAGAACACGAATTTAAAGAATTGAAAGCAGAAAACAATTACGATCCAAAAACTGGCTATCGAAGAATTTACAGAGAAAACAGAACCGTCGATGAAATTTTTGAAATATCTAAAAAGGATGACTTTAGACGATTTAACTCTAAAGACGGATTAACACAATTAACCATGTTTGGTGATTTAGATAAAACCACAGGTTGTGGTGAATCATGCGAAGTTTATGCAGACGAAAATTGGTAAAATGAAAATTATATCTTGGTTCTCCGGTGGAGTGACATCAGCAGTTACCTGCAAACTTTGCGTTGAAATTTACGGAATTGAATCTTGCAGATTTGTTTTTATGGACACTAAAAATGAACATGAATCTACAGAGAAATTCATTGACGATTGTTCAGAGTGGTTAGGAAAGCCAATTGAAAGAATTACTGCACTTGGCGATAAGTACAAAACAATACAAGATGTTTGGATTAAAAATAAATCATTGAACATTGCGAAAGGTGCTATTTGCTCTGCAACTTTAAAAACTAAATTGAGACTGAAATGGCAGCGCAGAAACGAATATGACCACCAGGCGTTTGGCTTTGATATAAGTGAAATAAATCGAGCTAAAAGCATGGTCAAAAGCCATGAAGAAGCAAAACCCATATTCCCTCTTTTAATGTTTGGTATGTCCAAAAAGGATTGCCTTAAATACTTGAGCGATGCTGGCGTTCAAGTGCCAGAACCTTATGCCAATGGTTTTGGCAACAACAATTGTTTTAAAACAGGTTGCATACAGGGAGGTATTGGGTATTGGCAAAAAATGAAAAGAGAACATCCTGACAAATTTGAAAAAATGGCAGAGATGGAACACAGGCTAACTGATATAAAAGGAGAACCTGTCACTATGCTTAAAGACCAGTCCAATGAAGCCAAATTAAAAAAATGCAATTTAGTTTTTTTGAAAAAACACCCCGACTATCCTTCTGTATTAACAATTGACGACAAAAAAGGTCGCGAACCAAAACCATTGATGGATTGTATGGGGTTTTGCGGGATCAACGATTTAGACAAACCTAAAACTGCTGAAGAATTAAATTTTCAAGGCAACTTATTTAAGTAACAAGTTTTAAAATGAACTTTGAAATAACAGGTGGTGTTCCAGAAGGATACAAAGCGATTGGTTATCGAAAAGTTAAAAAGGGAGAACTGTATTTAGTTGTTGGTCGAGAAAAAAATTACTCAATGAAATGGCATTCTTATGTCGAGAGTTTTGTTGAAGTTGTAATTCTTGAAAAAACTAAGCCGGTTGACGATAAATGCTAACTCCGTCAGGTTGGAATATTCTGTCACCATTCGACCGCAAGTAAGTCGGTTTCAGTCCGATCTGAGTGACTTTAATGTCGTCAAGCAAACCACCTACGCCATCACCTTGAATTGATTGAAATTTCAATCTGGTCGTTGAACTTGATGGTGCATCAAACGACAATTCAATTGTTTCCCAGACAGTCTCTGTGTTGTTAGTTCCGTCAGTTGCCATTGTGTGGACAAGTGACCCGTCCCAGTAAATGTCTATTTGGTTGTCGAGTTGGCTTACAGCAGGTCTTGGCGAATAAAACAAACTGATCGAATAGGTGTTGGCAGGGTTTGTTGTCAAGTCAACCCAAATCGCATTAGTACCATCAAGCTCGCCATGCTTAACGCCCTGCGCTGCCGGACCGATGCCAACAATGTTGTTTTGTATCTCAAAGGCAACAGTTGAATCAAATCCACCAGGATTCTCATAAAGTCTCCATTGACCAGAAGGACAGTCTAAATCTTCCCAGTTTTCGATAAAGATTATTGTGTCGTCAGATATTTCGTCAAAGAATCCAGTCAAGAAATCTGTGTCATGAGCGTAAAATCTATCGTCATAATTAGTTGCTTGCATCGAAACAACGTAACTGTCTTTTGGATCGATTTCTTTAACAAGAAAAGCACTTGGTCTTACGCGAGAATTTTTGACAATTTGGTAAGTTGTTCGAGCATATCGATCAGCATCTAAAACTAAAGGCAACCTTGGTGGCGATCCGACAGTGACATGCGTAGCATCATTTACCGCACCGACATCTAAACTTTCGACGCTACCGTCAAAGTGTTGAATAAAGATCGTGTAATCCTCTCCCGAATCAGGCACAAACGGTTGCGACAATTCAAGAGTTACGCCATTTTGAGAAACAATGTTGCCATCGTTTGTATCTGGGCGAGTGTTGTCGGCAATAAGAATTCTGTCATTAAGAGTCAATATTGCTGCCTCGGCAGTTGAATCAAACTCAACAGCCACATTTTGGTATTGAATCTTTTGCCATTCTCGCCAAGCGTGCATGTGAGCTTGTATTTCGCTTGTAATGCCCACAATCTCAATCTTCTTTGGATTGCTTGCTGAACCGTCATAAGGAATCTGGTAAGTCTCTGTAGCCCCGTCAGAGGTGTCAGTCCAATCAAACTCAACCCCATCGTGATTGTCACTTGTCCCAAACCTTATGTTTCTAACTTCGGAACCTGGAATCTTGTTTCGATGATTAAAAAGCAATTTAGACATGTCGGTTTTTTGCTCAAAGTTTAGTTTTAGCTGGCTACCTTGACGGTAAGGTGTAGAAAACATTGAATTGGCAACTGCAATAATCATTTCTTCGGCAGACAAATCTTTGTTGTCAAACGTGTGATTAAAAAACACGCATTGATTAGTTCCAAAATAAGTTCTATTTAAACTGGATGCCGTAAACATGCTGTCATAATCAAGGTCGCTTTCCTGCATGTTTCCAAGAGTTGGATCGAGCGCAATGTGACGAATAATTAAAGTCGCATCACTATTTGTTTCATTGTAATTTGTGAAACTGTAGTGCGTCCCAGGAATCCGGCTTGGTATTTTTCGCCAAGCTAAACAATTTAGTTTTCTTTGCTTGACTGCCAAAGCTCCCGCAGTTGCAGGAGTTCTAACCATGATAGTTGTGACATCACCAAAAGTTTGGTTTTCGACATACTCAAGTCCGTAAAGATCACGCCATTGAACTTCGTCAACAAACCTTGTGTCTTTTTCGTCAAAGGTTGGAGTAATTCTTCTCGCTCTAACTTCCCACAATTTATCTTTGGCGTTTTCTACACTTGTGTTGCCAGTCAACGTATGGAAAGAAGACTCGGATCGAGAGTTTTGCAATACGTCAGAACCCTCAATAAATCGTCGAGTTGTTTGCTTAGTTCCGAGAATCTCCTGCCCTTCGTAATTGACCTGTTTCATTTCGGTTTCAATTTCAACTGTAATTACACTCTGTTCCTCGCCATCGTCTTTATACATTCCGTTCACGGCAATGTAATTTGCAAGCACAATCCAAGGACTTTTAACAGTAAATGGACCGACCCATTTTTCGGTATCTGAACTTAAATCTGCATCTGAATAATCAGTATTAAAAGTCCCGTTCCACTCACTGTTTATTAAACCAGGATTAATTAAAACAATATTGTTATTAAAAACTTGAAATATTTCGTAAGTCCCATCCAAGTCTTTAGAACCTTCACCTGTATTTAAACCAGTTTGAGAATTTGCAATTGTAATCGTGTCACCAACAGCAAAATAACTTTCAAAGTTAATGTCTTGGTTGTTAGTGACGATTTGATCTGGGCCGTTAAAAGCAATGTCTTCATTACCTTCAATTAAAGTTGCATCCGGCGCACGCAAAATTTGACCGTTGACCGCATTTGACTTTACGGCACTCCAAACTCTCTCATCAATTGCACGACCAATTGATTGCTGGATCGTCTTGCCAGTTTTGTTTGGCGATTCGTATGGACCGTAGACTTCGACCGAAACCGCAGCAATGTCCTCAATCGGAGTCTGGTCGTCTTTTATATCTTGAATCCTAAACTCGCCTCGACCAACGCACATGTAACTGTACTCAACTTCCTGATTAGCCTCGAAGCGGAAGTACGGCTTTGCAATAAGATCAGGGACTGCACGAACCTCGCCGTAGATGTCAGGAACCCTTTCATTCGGCCTAGCTTTGTTGACTCGCTCAGAAAGACCATTGTTAGGTGACTGATCGCCCGTATTTCGCTCCACAGGCGGTTTTGGACGTAAAAGGTAACTGAGCAGTCCTAATAGAAGAACTTTAAGCAGCGACCCAAATACGCCCGTCAAACCGAACAGGAAGAACTGTGGGTAAACGACACAGAAAATGTCACCTTCTAATTCGCGAAGCTGTTCCATTGAATTAACAATGTCACCTGCGACCGGAGTGACATCAGTCTTTGTCGAAACACTTCCATGATAAAGTCGAGAGTTATCTGGGAACTGACCTTCAAAATAGTCGTAAAGAGAATCCAACACATTGTCAGTTTCAATGTGGCAGTTCTCGTTTTGATCTAAAACATTAGGTATTACTGTGAGTTGTACTTTGTGTTGCATAGGTAATACTTCACGCTTTCAAAAGTTGATAAAACATACGACAAGTTTTGAAGTTCTGGGCCAGTCTCAGTCATGTGAAAAATCATGCCCTGCATAAAAACTCCGACATGCGGAGGATCACCTTTTCTCGCAAACAAAGCAATGCAAGGATCAAGAGGGTTATCCAATTTCCACAATCCTTTCCTGCTAGACATTGCATCGGAAAGACTGTTTGAGTTCCAGGCAGATACCATATCACAGATGTCTTGACCTTCCAAAAACATCCACAAGTCGCGAACAAAATGCGAGCAATTGTAATTCAATCGGTCGTATTTTTTAAAATGGAAATCGTCAAGTTCTGTTTCACCTGACATTACAGGAACCCTCTAAGCATTGGAAATTGATTTAGAGTGTAAAGCCTGCCTGTAGAGCTTTGGTTTTGATAAGGAGCTACAGCATCAAACTGTGCGCCGTCTTTGTTAAATGCAAGTTCGCTGACTTCAAGCGTAAGCGGGCCGTGGATGGGCTTTGACAAATCATCAGAACGGTATCCTCGCATTTTGCAAACAGGTTTTGTATCGAACCCGTTGTTTGCAGCAACCAAGTCTAACTCAAGCTGCAAGTTTCCACCAAGATCGCCAAACTCAATCTGCAATCCATAATCCAAATCCCCAATGCTGCCGTTTTTGGTTATCTTCAAAGGATAATAAACGTAAGTGTAATTAATTGAATCTTCGTGAGTGACAGTGACTCCGGCAGTAATATTTCTGACAACTCGATGAGTCTGAGAAAAATTAGGATGCGACAGTTCAATGCACTCAACCAATACAATTGAGGACTTTGAGTTTAAAAAGAATTTTGCGTAATCTCTAGTCATTATGGAGGCGGCGCGTTATTGACTTGAACTGACCATGTAAACTCTTGAGTTGCAAATCCCGTAGGTCCAGTCGCAATAATTGTCGCAAACAAGGATGTGGGAGTTTGTGTAATTGTACCGCTAATCAAGCCAGTGCTTGAATTAATTGTCAATCCAGCGGGAAGATAAGTTGCGGAATAAACAATCCCAGCGGAGTCTGGATCGCTAAAGTAACTTGACGTTGCAAAACTTACAACATCTGACTGGATGTTGCTTTGACTCGCAATCGTTCCCACAGATTGAGGTGGTGAATCTGTAGGCACTGTTATTTGCGACAAGTCCGTGTTTGGATTGGCCTCATACGCAGCAACTCTTGCTGCATTCAAAGCATCGTCAATCGGAACAGGGATCGCTTCGAGTTGACCAGTAACCTGGTAAGAATGACCAGTTTGGCTGGATAGTTTCTTGCTGTCCTGAATGAAATGAACTTGGTGCAATACCGGAATCGGATCATCCAAAATTAAATAAATCTTAAATGACAAAGACCCTTCGTCGATTGTTGTGTTGTAGAAAGAAGTGAAATAAAGATATTCGTTTCGATCAAAAGTCCACCGTACATCGACAACCCTAGCACTTCCAATCTTGTCTTTTCGAAACCTGCTTTGACCACCGTCAAGTTGAACTCCCACAAAACTCATACCATCTGCAACGGCATAAGAAGCACTCTCAGGATTAATCTTAAATGTTGACAATGACATTTAGCGTTTCCTTCTAGTATAAGTCGATTGCCCCAGTGCTTTTGATTCGCGACTATTAGCGTTTCGAAGATTTGCAGAAATTAGCTTTGGGGTTTGCTCTGCAATTTGTTGGCGAGCAATTTCTCGAATCGTAAGTTCGAGTTCACCGTTCTTGTTTCTTTCCACAGAAACATTTGAATCGGTGTAGTTGTTGACGTTGACCATGACACCACCACCAGCAGTCGATCCCGTCTTCAATGTGCCATTTCTCATGGCATCTAATGTCGATCTGTATTTCGCTGTTTGCGATGCAGGCATGACGTATTCTTGTCCGTGGACAAAACCTGCGAATGAGTTCGTTGATACACCACCTGTGTACCCGCCAGAGGCAAAACCTGAGCCTCAGCCTCCTGCGCCTCACAAGCCCCCTGCTCCAAAACCGCCGCCACCACCTCCGATTGAAGGAACAGAACCTCCCCCAGCAAAGCCCATCATTCCACCAAGGAAACCGCCACCTCCTCCCATTAAACCGCTAAACAATTGCTGAAACAATTTGTTCATAAACAACTTGAGAAGATCGGCAAGAATAGATCGCATTAATTCTTTGAAATCTAGTTTTCCAGTTCTGACAAAATTTTGGAATGCGTTTGAAAGATTGTTAAACACTGATTGCAAAGCACCACCAGTTTGCTGACCTTGCGATTCCATATCCTTTAGCATTTGTGTTCCTGGATCAGTCCCTTGTCCGCTTCCAAATACACCCCCTCGTTTGTCTACCAAACCTAAAGCACTCATAGCCCCTGATATTTTTTCAGCAACTGAAAATACGTTTCCAGTAATTCTATCGAACGCTTGGGCAATCGTTAAAAATTGATTTGCCATACCTGTTATAAAATTTTCAAGAACTTCCGATGTTTGTATCGTTTCAACAAGAAAGCCCATTACGCTTTCTTTCATTTCGACAAACATTGTTCTCATGCGAGTTTCAAGAACAGCACTTTTCAATCCTTCTGAAATGTCTAAGCCAAGTTGTTGAAGGTCGCCTCTAAATTCACTATAACCGCTTTCCCAAGTATTAAAAAATTTATCAAGCGATTTAGTGGGAAACATCGCTTCAGTAACTTTTCTTGTGTCTCTTGTAGTTTGATTAAGTCGTCTAGTTAGACTTGCCAAACCCTTTTCAAATGTGGAATCGAGCATTGGACCGATTTGGGGGATAAGGGGTTTCCCCAAAAGAGCAGCGATCAAATTAAAAGTTTTTGCAAATGTGTTGTAAATATCAGCAGCAAGGTCGTAAGACCAGCGAACAATGTTTGCTGCCAAACGAGCTAAAACTGGAGAAAAAATATCTACAATGTCAGCCAAGAGAAGTATGAAAAACTTTTTTATTCCATTAAAAAGCTCGCCAGACATCTGAAAAATCACCTGTCCTGGAAATTCCTCATTAAATATTTCAAAAAACGCTTTGGAAAAACCTAATGCGCTTGATGTTATTTCCACAAGAACTTTTCCGATGCCTTTTAACATCTTCATTAAATTTTCAAATTGCTGATTAACGTCTTTTCCAAAAACTTTGCTAATAATTCCGAATGCGTCTTTACCAACTTTTGCAAAATCCCCCAAAGCAAAAATAATATTGTCAATAACTTCTTTTAAAGTGATCGCGCCTTCTTTGAAAACAATTATTTTTTCACCAGACATTATTAGGTTTGCAATAAAAATACCGAAAGTGGCAGGTATTGCAGCTAAAAGTCCCACGCCAGAAACAATCGATCCAATTAAAGTTGCTATTGCAGCTAAAGCGCCTGATGATAAAACACCAGCGACAAATGCTTGAAATCCACGAACTACTTCTTTTATATGATTGCCCATATAATCCAGTAGTTTGTTGACTTTATCTAAAAAGCCAGTCCTTTTATCGAACTGACCAAAGGCAAAAATTATTTTGTTTACTAATTCAATAAATGCTTGACCGGCGGTTCTCCCCGCACTTTTCATTAATTTGTCGATTGGTTTTTCAAGGTCTTCAAACGCTTTAATTAAAATGTCTCTTGTAAGCTCACCTTGCCGAGAAAGATCAAACAATTCTTTCCTAGATTTGCCAGTAGCTCTAGCAAGAGCATCTAAAATTTGAGGCATGACTTCAGCAACGGTTCTAAATTCGTCACCGTCTAGTTTGCCTTTGTTAAACGCTTGGCTCAACTGCAACAATGCAGACGCTGATTCTTGAGCAGAAGCACCGTTAAGAGCAAGCATTTTACCTATTGTTTCGGTAATCCTAAGAGACTGCTTTTGTGTTTGACCTGCTTGAGCAAGAGCATTGTCATATCTTCTAAATGCAACCGTCAAACTTGTTACCGGAACTCTAGCTCTACTGGCAACACCAAACAATTCTTTAGTAAGTTGATTTAATTCAGTTTGACCAGATACGTTTTGACGCAGTTGGTTTTCAATAGTTCTGTAGGCATCAACACCTTTAACAGCACCTCCAGCACCTACCAAAGCACCGAGAGAAATATAACTTCTTAAACCCTGAACTGTTGATCCAACAGCGCCTCTTGTTGCAAAAAGATTTCTTTTTAAAAGTGCTACATTTCTGCTTAATCTAAGAATTGAATTTGACGCTAAATCAGTTGTTCTTTTTAACCTAGTAGAAGAAACAGATTGTTTGTTTTGAGAAACAGTAGTTTGATTAGTCATATTCGCTAATCTTTTTTCGGCAATTTGCAAATCAACTTTTGATTTTGCTAACTGCTCTTGCTTAATAGCTAAAGTGGTTAAGACTGTCTGCTCTTGAATTTGCTTTTTTGTTAAATCAGTCGTTAAGTTAGAAGAAATTTTAGTGGCGTTTGCGTATTTTGCCTGTGCTGCCGCTGCCTTGTTTTGCGCTGCTGCTGCTCCTAGACCTGCTGCCTGTAATTCTTTTTCACTTATCGTCAGTCTGTTTAGTTTTATGTTTAAATCAGCAGTCGAAATCGCAACTTGATTTTGAGCTATTGCCAAATTTCTCGAATCAATAGCTAGTTTTTTAGCCTCTCGTTGAGATTTAACCATTTGCAGGTTTGCATAAGACAATCCAGCAATGCCTGTAAACTTAATCCCTGTCCACGCTTGCTTGAACTTTTGAACACCTGCTGCCGCACCACCGGCACTCTTGCCAATTGCCGCAAGTTTAGTTGCTATGTTTTTGCCAATTTGGTCTTTAATTTTTATGGAAACTTCTGTGTTTGCCATTTATTTTCTCACTTAAAATATTGCAATCTAGCACCAAGTTCTTGGGCGGCTTTAAAATCACCCGCCTTTTTAGCATTAGCAATCAGCCGGTCTTTGTTTTCGAGGTAATCTTCTACATAGTCGAGATTGTTTGAGATATAAATCGCATCTCCAATTTTTGATTTTTCTCGATTAGGCAATTCTCTACGAACATTAAGCATCTGTGATTGCATTCGAGTCGAACCACGATCCCCTGGAAAATAAGCCTCCCTTTCTAAACTTTCATCATTAGGAGTTCTTATTTTCCAGTTAGAAATAGCCTTTGACGTATCCACAGTTGTGATCCTCATCATTCTGAGAAACACATAGCCCGCAACATCTTGTTTTATTTCGTTTACGTCATTTTCTACAGTCTTAGACGCAGCGGTTGCCTGAACGCTAAACTTTTCTAAATCTTGTAGTCCAGTTATTTCGATCATTGCTTTTTATTTATCTTCTTTTTGTTTTCTGCTGCAACATGCTCAAGAAAAGTGTTGTCCATCGCTCTCATAAAAAACAACAAATCATTTTCTTCTTCTTGATCAAATTCGTAATAGTTAGAAAAATTTAAAATTGTCATAGTTGGGATCGGACCCATCTCATGAAGTCGATCCGTTGTCAATTTAAAAAATATGTCAACATAAAAAACGAGTCCGTCATTTAATTCAGGACTCGTCATCGCTTTATTGTCTTCTAAACCTGCCCTCTTTAATTGTCGCTGGAGGGTGGCGGCGTTTGAGCCTCCGAACTCCAACTGGTACTTGAGGAAGGCACAGAGTTTTTTGCCGCATCTTCCTCATCTTTTTCTGATGGCATTCCAAAGTTGTTAGGATCGCTTGCTTCGGTTGAAATAAACTCGTAAAGATCAGGAAGGCTTTCCATTAATTGATACCCATTTTCTTCATTAAATGGAATCAATTCACCTTCATCGTTGTAAGCATTTTTCCAATCAACCAAAATTATTCTGCAAAACGCTTTCATCGCAATTCTAGTTTGCACTTCGTAAGAAAGCTCCC